TAGCGCCTCTGCCGCTTCACGGCGAGCTGCCTGGAGTGCAGCGTCGGCTTCACGGCGCGCGCGGATTGCGTCAGCCTGCCGCTGCATTTCGGCTGTACTAGATCCATTTGGGGTTAGTACGCTCTCTGTCTCTCTCCTTAGTTCCATGCGCGCATTGCGTAGCGCCTCTGCCGCTTCACGGCGAGCTGCCTGGAGTGCAGCGTCGGCTTCACGGCGCGCGCGGATTGCGTCAGCCTGCGCTCTGATTCTCCCTGCCATTGCGTCAGCCTGCGCTCTGATTCTCTCTGCCTCTTCAGCATACCTGCGCTGCATTTCGGCAATGCCGCGGTTGGGCTTTACGGGAGGATTGTACGGGTTAGATGCCTTTTCCGCCTCCGCCTTGGCACGCAATGACTCCGCAGACTCCACGGGGGTGGGGCGCATTGCTCGGGCCATTGCATGTCGCAGGGGAGTAAGCGTGCCTCCGCGATTGCCCTTCCTGATGTCGTCGGGGCGCGGTAGCTTCTCGCGATCGAACGCTCCGCCAGCATAGGCTCCTGCGCCAGCGCCGGCCAGGCCGAGGGCAGCCAAAAGCGCTATCAGGCCTGGCTTCATTTTAGCCTCTTTAGCCATGCCGTCCTGTGTCTGCGCGGCCTTTACCACCTCATCTACGATGACGGCGGCTGTTGCCAGTTTGGTTAATTCACGCTGTATTAGATCCATGACTCTCTCCTTTGCATATATCAGTATAGACGAGCATCGCCTTTGTCAAATTGCCCCACCGCCCAACGCCAAGGCTAGGTCTGCAACGCTTAGCGAGCCTAGATTTTTAGCCCGCTCGGCCAATTCCCCACGCAATTCGCCCAGCGGGGTGTTGGCTAGCTCTTCAAGCGTCTCAGCCCAGTTAGATTCGCGCCGCTTGCGCTTAGAGTCTCTCAGCAACGCCCAAAGACCTAAGCCGGCCAATCCCGCCGACACGGCATGTGCCACGTTGGGCTTGTACTTCAAGCCACTGATAAAGTTGGCATAAGACTCTTGCGCAACGTTAGCGGCTTGCTTAGTCAGAAGATGCTCAAGCTGACCCACTGGCCGCCATCTCCCTAGCGCGCTCTGGGAAGTTGTAGTTCAACGCGTTATTGCCTAAATATTTCCCCAGCCTAGATGCTCCGAAAACACTCAACAGCGCGATCAGCGGGTAGCGTGCCCGCTGCCATCTCTGACTCAGGAATTTACCCACAGTCTGCGCTGCTTTCGGATCATGCTTGGGCAGTGCGGCCTCCTTGAGCATCGCCGCCAATTGCGACATTACTGTCCGCCCATCGTTAGATTAGCCTGCTGACGCAGCGGGCCCAGGAAGTTGGTCATACCCATGGGCTGAGCTCCAGTTGGTTGCATCATGTTGTTCATATAGCCCTGCATCGCCCTATTACGCCCGCCTATGTTGGTATTCCAGCCCTGAGCTGCAGATTGCGCCTTAGGTATGCCCCAGGCGGCCAATGCACCGAGGCCACCTACCCCCAACAAAGCCATAAGCATACGCGGATTAATTGCTGCAGTTTTCAGGTTATCTCTTAGAGCCTCTAACATCATAGGACGACCTCCTGGTTAGCTATCTTAGTATAGCATCTAGCCTAGCCTGTCAAAAAGTCAGGCGCGTATCTTGCGAAGTGACCACTCCCGCGCCTAAAGGCGCAGGCTTCTCAGACAACCGCGCCCAACGGCTCGGTTAGCGTCTGACTCCGCAGTCCACGGAGTAGGATGTTCACAGCGGCGTTGTGATCGCGATCCGCTACGAAGCCGCAGTGAGGACAGTTATGTTCACGGTCTGCCAAAGTCTTCGGCGTGTCGGGAAGTGCCCCGCACCTGCTACACGCCTGCGTCGTGTTTCTGGGATCCACGGCGACCACTGCAACACCAGCCTCTGCCGCTTTGTATTGCAGAATCGCCAGGAACGCGCCCCAGGCCGCGTCATGCGTAGACTTTGCCAACCGGGTTCGGGCGATGCCCTTGATGTTCAGGTCTTCAACCGCGATGACGCCGTGCGTCTGCACCAACGCCAGCGCGGTCTTGTGGTGGAAGTCCTTGCGCTGGTTGGCGACGTGCTGATGCAACTTCGCCACGCGCTTGACCGCCTTGCGACGGCGGTTGCTGCCCTTCTTGCAGCGGGCAACGTGGCGCTGCGCCCGCCGCAGTTTGGCCTGCGCCTTCCGGTAGAACTTCGGTGGTTCGATGCTCTCGCCGTCAGACGTCACCAGGAACGCCTTCAGCCCCAGGTCTATGCCGACAGCGGGGAGGGTGGATGCTTCCACCTCGGGGTCTGGCAGTTCGCAGGAGAAGACGACGTGCCAGCCGTCCGGTTCCCGCGTGAAGGAGAGAGTTTTGATCTTGCCGTCAACCGGGCGGTGCAGTTTCACCTTCAGCCAGCCGATGTGCTGGAAGTAGACCTTGCCACCGTCGAACTTGCAGCCGTCGCCGTAGGAGGGGAACTCCACCGTGTCAAAGCGGTTGCGCCCCTTGAAGCGTGGAAAACCGGGCTTCTCTCCCGCCTTCACGCGGCGAAAGAACGCCTGGAACGCCTTGTCCAGTCGGCGCAGGGTGGCTTGGCAGGAAGAGAAGTTCGTCTGCGCCAGGAAGGGATCTTCCAACCGTCTGCCCTTCAGCAAGCCAGACTGCTCTTTGTAGGAGACAGACCGTTGCTCCTGCTCGTAGGTGTTCTTGCGTTGTTCCAAGGCGCTATTGTACAGCCTGCGATGCGTTTCCAGCATCGCGGCCAGCGCCGCCTCTTGCTCTCGCGTTGGGTAGAGCCGGTACTTGAAGGCGCGGCGCATCTACTCACGCTCCTTCTGCAAGGCGACGTAGCGTTGGATCACGTCTACGGAGACGTGCCCCGCCGCGCCGACGTAGTAGGAGCGCGACCAAAGGCAGGGAAGCCCGGTGCGAAGGTGGGCGAACTCCTGCCGCAAGACGCGGGAGGTGTAGCCCTTGAACTGATTGGCGTAGTGTTGCGGCGCGTCTGTAGGCGGCACGGAGACGAAGAAGTGAACGTGGTCGGGCATGATCTCCAGCCCTTCCACTTCCACGTCCAACGCCGCTGCCTTCTCGCGCAGCAGGGCTTCTAGGCGTTCGGCAACCTTGCCCACCAATACCTTGCGCCGGTATTTCGGGCACCATACAAAGTGCAGGTGAAGGTTGTAGACGCAGCCTGGACTGCGCCGGTAGCGTGCCTGTGCCATACCCTAAGTATAGCACACTATTAGGTTTGTGTCAACTAACTAACGAAAGGAAGGAGGAAGGCGGGGGCGGGGATCAGTCCTGCTTCGCATGACGCGGTATTCCCCGTGTCGCCTAAAGGCGACAGTCCCCTGCCGCATTCTTTATGGATAGATACGATACGACGCTACATCCAGCGGCAGCGGCCGGATGTCTACTCCGGGGACTTCAGTCTTAATCTTATCAAGCCATTCCGGGTCGCTTTCGTATGACGTAAAAGACGGAGCTAGCTCGTGCAGCATTTGCGTGCTATTAAGGCCGGCCCCGAATTCTATCACACGCGCAGGCTTCTGTACGCTTATTAGCGCACGTAGGACAAATCTATGAGACGGCCTAAGAGTGTTGATTTGCATTAATACTCTCCCGTTTCCTCAAGCGTATCGCCGAAGTTGATGCCGTACAGGAATGGCATAATGGGATTAGCCCCACGTCTACTGCTGGTAGCTCCCGTCGCGGCGGCACGCCTCATCTGACGTACTAGGTCGCCACCTAGCATCTTCATGGCCCAGTCAGGCTCTAGCTGCTGTAAGTGCCGATCCATGCCGGCAAACACCGGTTTGTAGACGATCGGCTTCATCCCGGCGGCCTTAAGTTGATTGTTCATCGCCGCAAGCTTATTTGCCGCAACAACATCTCCATACACGAAGTCATCGGCGTCACCGGGATCTTCTATTTTAGCAAAACGAGTAAGGGCCCCGACAAGCACTTCAATGTAACGATTGTCGGGCGCGGTCTTGCCATAGGCCGTAGATATCTGCTCTACCAGATAACGCTGAAGTTCGCGCAGCCCACGATACTTCAGCATCTCCTGCGGGTCCATATACCCATCCTGCAACTGCTGACCCCGCTTGACGGCATCTCCCGCCTTGACGTACAAGTCCAATCCGGGGCTTGCCACTATCTCTTGCCCATTATCCATGGTCAAGATCCTCGTTCCGGATTTGAGAGTGTTGATAGACTTGATCACCCCATCGCGCGGAGCCATGGCTGCCTTCTGCCCAGCAGGCGCTCTCCCGTTGAGTAGGGGCCATATCATATACAAACCCTCTATCTTCTTAGACGCCCCTGCAGCTCCTGCTTGGTGGAACGACTTCAACACCAGTTGCGTCGCCGGCTCGCTGAGGGTCTGTGCGGAAATGGCGCCCATGTTGGTTCCAACAGCAGGCTTATCCGCACCAGGGAGCCTCCCGAAGTCTTCCGCATATAACCCCTCGGGGGCTGATGTGGTAAGCGGAGAGCGCACGTTGAACTGCTTCAACCCCGCCTTCTGAGCAGCCACCACCATGTCTTGCGTCACCGGTTGACCAGCCCTGCCGATAACCATCCCATTAGGGGCAATGGCATCCTTAGCAAGATAGCGATAGAGCACTGTGGGATGTGACACCTCATAGTCAATACCAGAAACCACAGCAGGCTTGCCTGGACGTACGGTCACGCCCAGGGCCGCTCTGGTTAGCTGCTTGCCAAAGTATCCCGGATCCCTCACCTCGATAGTCTTGCCCATCTCGCTAACCCTAGACCCCTTGGCGGCAGTCCAATAGTCAGGGAAGTCCATGCCCTCGCCATAGCCAGTGCGCAATAGCTGCGGATAGGCCTTGCCCTGGAAACCCGTAGAATAGATGGGGGAATACAATATCTGAAGCACATTGCTCCAACTCCCCTTAGCACCCGAATCAGCCAACACCGCCATGGCGGATTTTGGATCCGTTACCTCCTTGAGCTTGTTTATTACACGCTCACGGATTTCATTAAAATTAGCCGGTGGTTGCCCCATGGTAGGTAAGGAGTTGATCTCGGTCTTGTTCTTGATGGGAATGAAATCGTCTAGCTTATAGGAAATCGCAGTCTTGTAGCTGAGCATGTCGCCCAAATCCTTAAGGCCCTGTACTGTGGCCTTGTAATCCTGCGGGCTTTCGTCAGCGATGCGATTAAGGGTTGCGACCAGCGCCTTGTCACTCCACACGGTGTCGTAATTGCGGAACCCCTCGGGGAGCTTTTCGTTGATCATAATCCTAGCTGGCGAGGTGATTTGATTTCCCACCGCAACCATATCCGTCAGCCCTATCTCGTCAGCCCTAAACGCCTCGAGTGCGTCGGAGAAGTTATTGTAGCGTTTGCTCGGCCTTGCGTCACCCGCCATGGATGCACGATATAGTCCCGCGATGGTGTCCTCTTCCGGCTTAACTAGAACACTGTCCGGCCCGTATTTGATCACGTTCTGCGAAGGCCGCATCTTGGTCTTGGCCTCACGCACTGCCGCGGGAGTAACCGGAACGGTGACCGACATTTGGTCGCCGTCGAAGTCGGCGTTGAAGCCCTTAGTCACCAATGGAGGTAGATAAATAGCCGTGCCGGGATACTTCTTGGCGTTAAAGGCTAAGTAGTTATATTTATGCAGCTTAGGGTCGCGGCTGAGGATGAGGGGCCGCTCCGCCATCTCCTGATCGAGAGCGTCTTCCGCAACCTTGCTGCGATTGTCGGTTAGCGTTTTAGCTCTCAGCGCCGGCATGCCGTTTTGTACTAGACGCTTGATGATGAAGGGGCGGTATATCGTCCACGCAATCTCTTCAGGCAGCCTAATCTCATCCATGTCGAGCTTGGGATCGCCCATGATGACTGCGCGCCCGCCCAGAGCTTGACGCTTAGCTAGCATCTTGCTCTGGAAATATCCCGTCCGCGGAGTATCGCCCTTAAGATATTCCAGAATACCCTTTGCCATCCTAGCCTGGCTTGCGTCACCCTTCTCCACGCCTTGCAGTTGGCCTATAGCCTTGTATGCATCCTCTCGGAGAGAATACATCCACCGGCGCGGCAACCCCCTCATGTCCTTGAGCGAGTTGTTGATACGCCCTATGTTTTGATAGAAAACAGTCAAGTCGCTCACGCGCAGCTTGTCGTCCTTAGTCATATAAACCGGCCGGTAAGCTGGGGGCAAAACGGGGAGCTTGCTCATCATGTAATCAGTGGGCTGCATCCCAGCGCGCTTGAGTCCCGCTAGAAACTTGAGCTTCTTGACAGCCTTATCCCTTGAAGCCCCCCTTAGTGTCTTGATCTGCGGGACTAGCTGCTTAATGGTATCGTCACGATCTATCTTGCTAAGCAGCCTAGCCATGGCATTGCCGCCTATCATAACGCCAGGGCCGTATGGCTTGATATTATCCTCGCTATCTATGCCTAGCCGGCCAGAAACGAGGCCCATGAATTGCTGCTTGCTAAGATCGAGCAAAGATCGTATCGCGTCTTCATACATCGGATTGGGGAAGCCATCAGCCAGCGAAATATGCCCCCACTTAGTCCCAGACATCCCGCCGAAGATCTGTCGATCGTATAGCCCTCCAGGCTGAGGGGCGAGGAACTCATGCGAGCCAGGCTCGCCTATGCGCACGACGCGTCCTGGATCGGGGACTTCTCCGCCGGACATTTTTAGCACGTCTCGATCGGTCAGGGGGACTAGGCGCAGGTCGGGGCCCTCCTCGCGGATGTTAATCCCCGCCCCCTTAAGCATATTAATGAGCTGATTATACGCGAAAGTAGTCTTGGGCGCCGGGACGGGTTGACCCATCTCTAGCGCGCGCCAGTAGTCGTCATTCCACTCGCTCTTAAATGTGGCGGTTTCTTTTAGCACATTGCTAGCGCCATGGCTCAGCATTGAGAACAGGCCCAACAGGTCCTGCTTAGGCCCCTTGTGCGGCCGGCGTGAGGCTAGTTCGTATGGATCCTCTCTGCTCCTAGCGCGCAGCGCCTTAAACGACTGCTGCTTCTGTTTAGTAAAATACTGCGGGCCGACATATATCTGGCCAATAGGCTTATTGTTTTCATCATACAACATCTCGGTGTCTGACAAGCCGCGCTTGCGCAGCTCTTCCTTCAACACCGACGCGTCGATCTTGCTGTGTAGGTTGGGGGCGTTGAAGGGCTTGCCGTCATACTCGGCAACCTTGCCCGCGGCAGTCTCAAGGATCTGCGATATATTCATCCGCGAAGGCACCGCCGCCGGGTTTTGTATCACATCCAAAGGCCGCCCGGAGGCATCGTGTGGCATTTGGTCGTCGGGGATGATTGCTACAACAACACCCTTAGCGCCCGCCCTGGTAGAAGCCTTGTCTCCCACCACAAGCGGCTCTTCAGTACGCACCCATACCTTGACAAAATCGTCTCCACGGACCACCTTGACGACACGCCCTGGCACATCACGATCCCATGCGTGATCATTGCGAGTCAGTGGGTTCTTGAAGACTGACGAGATGTTGCCGCGCAGGATGTCGTCCTCAGTTAGGGCACGCTCGCCCATTTTGAGCATCAGGGGATCGCCAGGCTCAACAATCGCGCCCTCGCGGACTACACCGTCATCATCTAGATTTGCTAGCTGCGCAGCGTTATAGCTTCCAGGGTAGTGCGCCACGAAGCGCTTCTTGGAGAGTATGTCGCTACGAGCTACCCCGTGCTGCATCTGGTGGATATGCTCCGAAGTGAGCTTCTTCGCCGCACTCTCAGAGACGACTAAGCCATCCATGAAGTTCAAGCCCTTGTAGGGCAAGTACCCCACCCTAAGGTTAACCCCAAAGGCTAGCTGGCCGTCTTTGCTAAAATTATTCTCAGCATAGATAGCGCCATCGCGCAGCACGTCTCCGGGTTTAACCGTCGGCTTGTAATCTAGAAACGTAGTGCCATTCAGAGGGAAGGCGTTGTAGAAGCGCAAGTTGGCCTTCTTGCCATCAGACGTTAGCACGTTGATGTAATCGCTGCCCACAGATACGACTTTAGCCCCATCGAGATGGCTAGGGACCCTCAGGTTGGTCAACTCATACATGTCATCTTCGCCGTATTGGTCCTTATTATCCATGCGGCCGATGAATGACTTGACCAGGGGGGCTTCGCGATACTTCAACGGCAAGGCCTGCTTCATCTGGTTGCCGGTGTAATTGGCTCGCACTGGAGAATTGTGATTAAGAAATGGCAGCACGTTGATCACTTGATTAATAGTGGCCTCCGGCGTTTCATAAGTCCAATCCACAGACTTAGCCGGGACTTCTTTGATCTCGCCCCTCACCAAGGCCTTCACGACTAACGACTTAGGAATCATCCTGCCGTCTTTAAGCTCGAACGACCCCGGAAGGGCCACTACCTTGTCATATGCCTCTTCAGGTGAAAAGCTAACCGGCTTGCCGGTCTGAGCCTCTCTCCCGCGAGCAACTAGGCGCTTGCCGTCCTTATCAGCCGCGCGGGCCATGAACATGTTAAGCCCCACCCTGCCGCCCGTGGGCGACTGTATGGGGTCGATAAAGCCCAGATAAGTGTCGTCAATGCCCTGCGTTTCCGGAGACACCGAATGCGTTGACGGAATACCGCCCTCGCCCATTACGGTGAACTCCCTGCGGGCAGACCAGATGTCAAATGGGTTGACCTGCTCTGGGGTGCTAGAAAGCTCATCAAGCAAGAACTTCATGCGCACCGTGCCGCCAAGCGTAACCAACGGACGACTCACTATCGACTCAATAGCCCTGTTGGGGTCGTCAAGACGCAATCTGACCTTCTTGGATATGTTGTTGGACTGCTTGCCAATAGCTATATCTACCATGTCGTCTATGCCCAGCGGGACCTTAAAATAAAGCGCATCACGCCTGTCCGGCTTAGCGCGTCCCGCGCTGACATCAAGCATCTTCTTGCTCACCTGGAACAGTAGTTCGGGGGATAGCGACTCCGCCTCGCGGCCCACGGTAACCTTAGTAACCCATGGATCGACAGAGCTTTGGCTAAGAGCTTCTTTTAGATTAGCTATCTTCTCTTCCGCGGGGACGCCCTGAGGGGCGTAGGAGAACATCGTAGCATATAGGTTGTTCAGCACCGTAGCCTTTGTTTTATCAGAGGCGTGATTGTCATCAACAATATCCTGGCCCCACATCTTGACGAACTGCTCACGGGGCACGCCTAGCATTTCCAATACGGCCATGAGGGGGAACTTGCGCGCGCCGACGTGGAGCGAGAACATCGAGGTGTCAGGATTGAACTTAACCTTCATATTCTGCCGCGTGGAGGTGTTGATAAATGCCTGCACGCCATCAGAGACTTCGGTAGTATAAATGCCCGGCTTAAGCCTTAGCTGGCGCTTAACGGAATACTCCTTGCCGCCCATGATGAAGGTGCCACGCTCGGTTAGGGCTGGGAGATGCATCACAAGGCGCTGATTAAGCCGCTCGATTTCCTTGCCGTCGTTGTCATATAAAACAAAATCGGCACGGACAGGGTTGGTAAAGTCGCGGTTGTAGTATTTAGCATCTAGCTGCTCCTCGAGGGCCATGCCGACGTTAACGTTCCCTACGTCTATGTTTTCAATACGTAGCTTGCGCGTTTTACCATCGACATTAAATAGCTCTTGCAATCGGCGTTGTATGACATTAAGCAGCTCAACGTAGTCAGAACGCTGGCTTGCACCTCGTCCGTATTTGGGCAATTGATGTCCTCCCATGTAGTGATTTGCAATATCTAGTATAGGCAGCAGACCGCGGGGGTCAATGCCAATATCCCGCGTTATGGGTTATAAAGATCATGAGTGTAGCTCGTGCATTTCACGCAAAGGAGTATGTAAATGGATGAGATAATTAGGGTTGAGATTAGCGCAAACAACTCAATCCGCATTACGAAAATCGCCCCACACATAAGAAACACCTTCAGTCGGGACCACAAACTAATCCAGCTGTTCCTCCCCGGTCGTGACCCCGAAATGGTGATCACGCCATGCGTAAACACGACGTGGCACACCAACAGCCATAGTTTCGCCATTGAGTGGCAGCGGGCACTAATCGCCGCGGCTTTGCATTATCATAGGAAGGAAGAAGAACGTGGCTGAGTTTCCGCCGAATTGGATTCCGCGCCTCGGGCGCCACCTGCCCATGGGCACAACAATAAGCGTCTCCGCAGGGGCCGTAGTAGCTTTAGCTAACATTAGGCCCAGGATGTATGCGGTCATCCCGGAGACAAACCTCGTCGTAGAACTACCGGGCATGCTCCGCGGAGGAGATGATATCATGCACCTTGCGATGTATCGTTGTTTGCGATGGCGCTGGAACGATGATAATCCTAGGCAGATAAAATTCACCGCCACATTGATCAATCAAGACATAGCCATCGCATGTCAGCGCAAACTATTGGCGCTGATGCTGGCTTTGTGGCGCACTTTGCAGGAGAAGAAATCATGAGATACATGCCGGAAAACATGATACCCCGCATAGCGTGGAGGGAGGTTAACAATACATGACACTGTTGCCTGTAGAATGGATACCACGCACAATGCCACGCGGCGAATTCTGGACCTTAATATGCCTACCTTCGGCGCTAGTCTTTGAGTTCCCTATTAAATGCTGCCCCATCGCGCTGTTGCAAGGAACGTATTTTATAACCCCGCCCTCACCGTACCCGACCGGCGCTGTTTCCAATGAAGCATGGGGGGCTGCTGCCCCACGGGCAGCCGCGGAAGTGAACGAGGTAATGATAGACCCAGAGCAGGCTTTGTTGGGCTGGACGCATTACCGCCACGGAGGATACAATGCGATATGCTTACTAGGCCACACAGATGCTATTAAGGTGCAACGCGCGTTACTCGCGCTGATGCTAAGTATATGGCGAGACACTGGGGGCCCGGAATGATAGACCCAGAGCTAATTCCGAGGATTGAGCGCCGTGGTAACTTTCATGCGGTCACCATCTCCAGCCGGGCCATAGACCAACCTGGCGACACAACTAGAGCAATCGAGATTCGCGACGTGGCGTGCGCTTCGTACGTCGACGTGCTGGTGACGCTATCGAGAGGATATCTGCGCGCGCGCCGCTACGTATGGGTTTGGAGGGGCGAGGAACTTTGCTGGATGCAATTCGGGATGCATCAGAACGCAATAACGGCGCAACGCGCTGCTCTTGCACTCGTCTTGGCTAAATGGCGCACAGGATGGAGGCCATGATGAAACATCTTGACCCGAAATGGATTCCGCGCCTAAAGCACGGCATGTTGGTTACACTGCCCGACAGCGTCACAGGTGCGGTTCGCCCCGGCCCCCTCAAGGCATGCAGGGTGCGCTCGGACTTTCAGCTCTACGTTACGCTGCCTGCACGAGATCAGGGATGGAGGCATATCATAGTGTCCTGGCAGGAACATCAGGAGGGGCAAGACTATACAACCGACCCCTTCACTAAACACGAATACGCCGTAGCCACCCAACGCGCCCTCATGGGACTAATTATGGCCCTGTGGCGTGAGGGGGCGATATCATGACGAAATATATGCCCTCTAGTTGGGTCCCGCGACTCTTCGAGGATGATCTATACGACGCTGAATTGACGGTATGGACGGTGTGCTTACCCCGCAGCGTACGATGCGAGCTGCTTCAGAGGCCCAGGCTAGAAAACCGACCACCCTATAACTCCGCTGATGACATAATATCCCTTTTCGGCGAGGAACTCTACTGGGACGATGATTTGGAGTTGGAGGGTGAGCCCCAGAGCGGCATGATGTATTGGGAGCACGACCTTGCAATTAAAGAACAACGCAGGCTATCAGCGTTAATGCTGCTGTATTGGAGGAAGTACTATGAGTGATAACACCATGCCTGTCGATTGGATCCCACGGCTTTGCAAAGACCCTTCATACCGCGGGATGCCAAAACATGTGGTATTTCTCCCCCTCCGCATATACAATGAACTGCGCGCGAGACCGCAACTGGCAATCCGCCAGTCTCCGTATTTCGAGCGTTGCGAGCGCGGAATGTCACTTGCCGGCAATATCTCAGGAGTATATTGGCGAAACTGGACCACAACACGCAACCCCGACGGGACACATGCCGGCGACATCGTATATGGAAGCTACTACGACGACCACGCTCAAGCGGTCGCATCTCAGCGCCAGCTGTGTGCCTTAATGCTGGAGTATTGGCGGAGAGAACAATAACGGCGATAATGCGGTATATATAAAGCGAAGCCAGCTTAACGAAGGAGGACCCATGAGAGACCCGCTACTAGTGATGCCGCCGATCACGCTGCGCGTATTTACGCGTGGCGAGTTAATGTATTGCAGCACAAAATGCGAGCTGCGCTCCGATAGCGGATATTCATGTAAGCTAGGCCTTGCCCAGCCCATCGACGCAGCCGCGGGCGGGGATTACGTTCCCATGCTCAAGCCAGGCGAGCGTTGCCCAATGAAGAGCGGCTCTGAGCTCAGTCGCACCGTAGTACTGACTCTGACAGAAGCCGCCGCTAGCCAGGTGTGATAACACACCATCCAAGGAGGCATCATGCCGGATCCCGAAGTCATAGTGGTAGAGAAACCGTGCTTTCCCGTCGAAGTCACCAATCCGATCGATCCAGAGCGCACTAGGGACGTTATCGAAGTATCGCAGGAGGACGCTGAGCTGCTGGGCCCCGACGACGCCCCCTGCGATGTAACAGTATACGACTACTACCATCAGTGTTACGTCCGCGTCGTCCGCAGAGAGTGCGGAATGCACCCGGGATGTTGGCACGAGATGGTCGCGACCTTCGAAACCACCGACAAGCCAATTGCCCTAAGAAGGATGGAGTAACATGAAGTACGCCCTGAAAAGCATTGTCGAGGGAGACCCCTCGAAGGAAGAGCGCACGCGGTATCTAACCGTAGGAGAGATGGAGGAGCGCGGACCCGGCTTCGACATCAAGCTCTACATCGTTCCCTATGATATGCAAGCACTCGTCGACGAGCGACGGCCCGGAAGCTACCGCATCGTGCGGCAGAAGACGGAGCGCGAGCGCGCTGCCAATCCGGAAGGTTATCCGGACTTCTATCTGGGGAGCATGCAGACCACGAAAGCAGGAGACAAGTTCCTCCTGCATCTCAACATGTTCCCCGACCTGACCATCCTGGCGGCAACCATCGACGACAGACGTGGCGGCAGGAGTGCACCACCACCACGCCCGACGCAGCCACGTCCAGACGCCGCACCCGACGAGGGTGACGGCTACGACGACGACATACCGTTCTGACGATCATGCTCCTAGCGGAGGGGAAGCCCTCCGCTAGGAGACTAACTCCACAACCAGGCCCAACGGCTTGGATTCTTTTTTAGTCTGCTCAGGCCAAGAAGATGATACGTCAATATATTGACGGTCCTTAAACTCCTCCTTCTTGCCATTGTTCCACGAGTCTACCGGGGTGTAATAGCCTACAACCCTTGAATATACGAGCGCGCGCACGGCCTTGATTTTTGCCATCTCGCCTCCAGACGAGCAGGGCCGGCAAATGCCGGCCCCGATGGGTAATGCGACTAACTCTTAGAGCTTGTGCCTGTTATACCATTCCCGCCATCCAGCGGGTTGAAAATCAATCTCCCCCTCGGTCATTAGCTTCCACTCGAAGAACCTGCGACGGACTAGCCCGGGAAGTCTAATCCTTTTCCCGGTGGCGCGATCCCTGCCGGTGGAGTATTTGTAGAAGACATTGCCTGCCTCAGCATCGGTTGCTTTGCACGGCCACGTGCCGCCAGTAATGATCCCCGGCCCGGCGTTGTATACAGCAGACACCAATCCGGCGCGTGTCCACGGAGGGAGTAGATCCCACTCCTCCGTGCGCCACTTTTTACCCGGCTTGGAATTCCACGCACGCTTAGCTTGAGGGACGTACTTTTCCTCAAGCTCGTCCACTAGATACAACGCGGCTTGATCTTTAGTCCATGGATACGGCGGCTCTCCACCTACCACAACGTGGCCATACCCAACGGTGGGGATGCCCAACGGATCCGGCTTCGGTTCTGGCTCGAAAGACTCGAAGTGCTTGATGGCCTCTACCATGATGTCACGATAGAGATTGTTATCGTTAGCTTCCTTAATCAAGCGACGCAACTCCTCTAGCCCACCATGAATCAGCTCGGCATACCGGTCGCGATAATGCGCTAATATATCGAATAGATCCATGGTCAGTTAATCACTACGCGGTCAAACGGATCATATATCTCCGTCTGACGCCACGCCGGCTTGACGTGCATCTTGGTCTTATACGGCTCCAGCGCGGCAACCGCATCAGCCAATTCACTCATGCTGCGATTAGTCACGGCCGAGACTAGATTGTCGTACAACAGCTCAATTGGCACGCCACTAGGAATGGAGTATAGCGTGAAGTTGAAACGTATCGTGCGCGCGTTGGGATCCATAACTGGCGGCTTAGTACGCACATACGTATCATGCACTATCTGACGCGTGCTCGACATTTTGCTCTCCCTCACCGATTAGCCTTGCCATTACATTATAGATGCTTCGCAGCACTAACGCAACATTGTCCAACCACGCCTTGTTGTGCTTGGTATCCAACGACATCATCATCGACAGCGCCTGCTCATTGCCCGCTAGTGTTCCAAAGGCGCCCATCAATTCATCGACATGATAGCGCTGTTTAGACTCTTCGTCTAAGTTAGAGTAATGCAGCTCGGCAATATTGCGTGCTATCCCAGCGCATATAGCGGCTGCCAGGATGGCGTCTACGTGGACTAGCTCATTACCCACGGAAGTTGCCCCTAATCCACTCACGCTTGGCATGGCGGTAAAATCTACGCACGTCATGATGCCACGCTTCGCGATCCTCGTCAGATAGCACACTCCAAATGGAACTCACATACGCACGGATAAGCTTGGCGCGTCTCCCGCTCATTAGCACACCTCCTTGTCGAGGAATATATCATCTCCGGATTAAATCGTCAATAGGGGGTGTGCTTGCGTTATAAAAGAAGTGAGGGTATATCAACAACGCCGAGGGAGGTGAAGTGATGATATACGATCCAGACCGAACGTCCGACGACCGCCTGGCAGACCGGGCGGACGTGGGATGGGTTCGCGGGGGCGATGACGACAGACGGTCATCGCCCCGGGACGACGGTAACAAATAAGGAGGGGAAGGGGCCTGGTGGGACTACGGTTCTGCCAGGCCCCGCTCTCTCAACATTTCTAGCGCTTCGTTTTTTAGCTGCCGGATACGCTCGCGACTTAACATGCGTATCTGCGCAATGTGCTGCAGAGTCTGGCGCTGACACCCTATTCCGAAGAAGCGCCGGATGATGTCACAATGCATCTCCGGCAATTCATCAATAGCTTTCAGCAGGGCGGGGTCTAATACTTCAGCAGGCTGTTCACCGTCGTCACCGTTGACGTCCTCGTAAATAGTAACATCCTCCGCCGACACAACCGTGAAGGCGTTTTTAATCGCCCCTACAATCTCCGGCTTTATCCCGCGCTGCTCGGCAAGGCGCTCCTCCGTTAAGGAGTAGTCGTTTTGCTTTTTAGACTCGGCGTCGAGATCCCTATGCAACGCACGCACCATGTTGATTTGACCGGCGGGGACGTGAACCATCGGCACCATCTGATTGAGGTACTGATGTATCCTATAGTCAATCCAGTACTTAGCGTAGGTGGTAAAGCGCGTCCCGTTAGAAGGATCGAAGCGATTAGCCGCCTCTATTAAACCCTCAATAGCGGCTCCTATTACGTCCTCTCGCTCTGCCTTCCACTTGGTGTTGAACTCGCCTGCGATCTTGATAGCGAAGCGCATGTTGGCCATGACGAGATCATCGCGCGCGGCTACGTCACCATGCTGTATGCGGCGTCCCAGTGCTACTTCTTCATCTGCCGTAAGCAACTCGCGCTCGCCTATGGCGTCACAAAGACACTGGCTCATATCATTCGTCGTCGCCACGCCACGCCTCCTCAGTCGCCGCTAGTATCGCCTTTGGGTTTTCCAGAACGGGTTCACGGGCGGGCTCGAGTTCGGTATAATATACCACAGCCATGATGCGCCCCGATTTGTCGTCGAAGAAATACTGCACGTCTTTGGAGATATCCAACAACACATTGGGGTTGTTTAATACCTCCTCAAACTCCTGGCGGTGGGCTTCCACTATGAGGTTAAAGGTCCTAACGCGTCGCCGACTAGAAACCTTCATCGCCTACCGCCTTGATTGTCAGCCATGGGGTGAGGTTGCCCAGGAGGGATACCCATGCTATTCATGTAATCCACAAGCTGCTCGTATACTACCGGATCAGACTGTTGCTGCTTCCTTAGGAATTCATCACGCTGATCCGGATCCCATCCAGCGAGAGTCATTGCTATGTCATAGATAGAGTTGCCGGTCTGCGCTATAGGGTTCATATTAGGCATCATGTTCATCATGCCCTGAATCGCGCTCTCACGCTGCGCCCTTAGAGTGCTCCACTGCGCCTGATTCATCCTATCCATGAGGAATAGCTGCTTGGCCTGGTCAGCCTGCATCTGCAACATCATCATCTGATTGAGCGTGTTCTGCTGCATCTGCTGCTGCATGATAATCTGCGCAGCTTGATCAACGGTCATGCCTTGACTCATCATCTTCTGGATGTTACGCACTAGCTGATCCGTCATGTCCTGCTGCTGAGCGTTCATCTGCTGCACCATGATGGCTTGCTGGTCTTCCATCAGGCTGGCCTGATGGCTAGACTGCGCTGAGGCTATCATATTCATAGCATCAACCTGCATCTGCGCCTTGGCGATGTTTTCAGCCTTTAGCTCTGCCTGCATGTCTTCATAATTCAAACCCTCCATCTCGATCAAGACTTTGGAGGGGATCATCTGGCCGGCCACCATCTGGAATATCATCTGCTTGTGCTGAATGTCATCCAGCATCTTGAACTCGCGCATCTTGACTTCGCACTGAGCGTAATTCAGATGCGACTGGATGATATCCGAGCTCCAGTCGAGAAACTCCTGAAGCTGATCTCTATGCGTCAAGAAGAAGTTCTCGATAATACGCAACGATATCGTGTTACCTGCCCAGGTGGCCTCTCCCGCGATTAGCCCACGCGGCAGGCCGAAACCGAGAAGCATGTCCTCCGTAGCTGCAGCTACTTCTTGAGAAGGAAGGAATGCGCGGCCCTTACCGCCGAAGTATATCTCCTGAACAGGTATTGGCGAAAACCCTATGTAGTTAGGATCCTCACGCTGATGCTTAAACTCCTCGAGGATAAACGACCGCAGGCGATCCTGCATAGCCACTGCAGAGGCATAGTCGGTATCAACCGGAGCTAGCATCCTGAAAGGAGTGATATGCTCGTTAGCCACAGCCTCGCTAGCGCGTTTTAGCGTGTCTAGGAAGTAAACCGTCTTGAAGGCGCATATCAGCAGCCCCTTACCCCACTCGCTATGCACATCGGTCGGGCCTTGCAGCTTGAAGTGATAAACGTTGTTAAGCTTGACGATCTTCTTCTCTCTAATAGCATCTAGTACCGCCATGGGGGTTTCATTGATGACATCCATGTCCCCTTCTTCAACGGCTTCAGTAAGCGACGACGGAGGATCCCAGTAGATGTCTTCTTTTCCGCTCCACGGATACGCCTTGATGCGTATTAGATTAATAGGCCACGTGCGCACTATGAGATCGCGCTCGTTAATGCGATGCTCGTCAATGGCGGAAAACACAACCTTGCTGCCACAGGTCGGGCATGTTCCGTTGAACTTGTTGCGCTTGTACGTCAAGTCACTTATGGCATTAGCGCTATAGGAATCCGGTATGATTTCCTCGCGAGGACCTTCACCTGATATGCTAGTCCCCGCCATGAGTGTGTCATCCGAGGGGAAAAGAAGAGTAGTATCTTCACGCTCCTTGCGTTTCTCCTCTAGCGCCTGCGTCAGCTCCGCACGCCGAGCTTCACACTTAGGACACGAAAACTTGCGCTCAACGGGGAAATTAAGCGTGACGACGCAGTTGCCGTTGATGAATGCATCGAGGCCGATAACGATAAGGAGCCGCTTGATGCGCATGACCTTTTCAAATACGTTGCGATAGCGATCCTCAATCGCCGTGGTCTCAGCGTTATACTCGAGATCCGTAACGGCATACTCGGCGAGCTTACTGATGGCCAACCTGACGATGGGGTTGGTATAGTAGATATATAGAGCTAGATCGTGAAAGTCTTCTGCCTTTTCAGGCATGCTAGCCGTGGCGAGATCAATGAACGGCGTTTTGTAATCCGCCGTCATCAAGCCATACGAGTCTCTCACCTCACTAAGTATCGACGACATACATCACTTCCCTTGTGGCTGCTCGCGGGGCCAGTATCGCTTAGCATCATTGGCGGCATGCTCTAATGCCAACACTTTAACGGTATGCACAGCTACCGGCTCCTCCTCTATCAGCCAATCCGTTTCTTTGCCGTAGGTAGCGCGCATGTAACCCATAATCATATCGAGGACGATGCTGTCGGCATCCTCTTCAGGGCCGTTTCCGGCAGTAGCCGCGGCGAGCAATTTACGCAATGGAGTGTTTACTAGCGCACCTAGATAACCAGGCAGCCAGAGGAAGCCCTCCTTGTATAGCAATACCGCTATCATCGCGGCTACTTCGCCCTCGAACTGGTTCTTAGGCTCGATGGTGCGCATAAACTCCACGCATCGCACTATGGAAGATGGCTCTGGCGTAAGCAACGAATCCGGCTCTGGAGTTACCCCTGAGAGCGCTAGGCATATGTTGGGGAATACCGCCCAATCCTGCCATGGAGCTAGGGAGTTGAAACATACCCTGATGGCCATGATTTTGTTCTTCATGGCTCGAGGTATGTCATCAAACTTCAGGATATCGCCCTGCTGCGCAGTGGCGTCTTCTATCTCCATCCACAATGTCTCCGGCTCGCAAAAGTGCCACACTTGATCCAAGTGATGATCCAACACCGTCACGATCTCGAATGGCGTTGACGTTACGTCCCGCAGCACATCGTGGAGAGATCTCATCGTTATGCCTTACGCCCCATCACGTCTAGAACCACCGTGCGCTGAGGGGCCGCCATGCGCATAAGCGTTCCCTCGGGATCGCTGCGCAGCTTGCCCACCACATCACTACCCAAACGCTCAACCAACAGCGACGGATCATTGACGGCCATGTCGTGCAGCTTGCTGACATCAATGTCTATCCCGCCAATAGATACCGTCTTGGCCGTTTTAATAGGCCAGCCCAAAACAGCATCGACAGGACGCGCAAGGCCTCTATCATGCCAGGAATAGTGCAACTTATTGGCGTGATCTAGGTTGTCCAGCGTAACCGCAGCTTGGGCTGGCGAATACTGCTTACTGGCTACCTTCTCGGCGAGATCGCGATAGGCCATGTAACCATCCATGTTGTTGACCATCGTCGTCCTCGCCATTATATGACCATAGGCGGAGTCGCTGAACGAACGTGCTGCATATTTATGCACACTGGAGTCCTCCGGAATGGTCACGTTCAACTCTTCTGCACGCTTTTCGATAGCTCGCGACATCTGAATCGCATAGGACGCCAACCAATGCCGCGCGTTCTTCTCAACTACCGCGATGGCATGTTGCAACTGCGCTTTGGTGTTGATAGGATAGCGCTGGTAAGTAGCCCCGTTAATGTCTTGATTGATGCCAAAATGCCCCGTTTCCTCCGCGGAGGCCTGCTTCTCCATTATGCTGTCTAGCGTAGCAAGCAACCCCTCCGTCACGGGATAGAAGAAGGAGAGATGCTCGCCCTTTGCATTAGCTATCGCGTTATACCACGGCTCGGACGAGATATCTACGCCATAACGCAAAGCAGCACTCTCGAAGCGCTTTACGATGATGTTAACCATGTTGTAGGGCAAGCGCTTGTAAACCTTATTGAAGGCCGCGATGCTCATCTGCAGATCGGTCTTGCTATTAATGGGATACTTGCGCATCCTGTCGCCGTTGGGCAGAACTAGCACGATGGCAAACTCGGTATCCAACATGCGATGCTGATCACCCGCGTCTCCGCTATGATAGAGAAAATCACGCAACTCGCCCGACGCTTCTGCCACCTTGCGGAAAGCTCCCTCGGAAAATTCGGCATCACCCATGCGCTGGAAATCGTATGCATCCATTACTAGATTCTTGCCCTGCATCTCATCCCTCCGCTCCAAGCATTTGCGCCGCCTGGTTGCATATCTCGCGATTAGTTATCGTATCCCAGCAGGGAGCTCCCGGCTGAGGCTCGTCTTTCTTACCACGCTTCTCCCAATCGCTTATTAGTATAGCGCATTTTGAGCAAGCGTCGGAGCCATGGCAAAAACACGGCGCGCAGCTATAAGGGGTGAAGAATGAGTAAACATTATCGTATTGCCCCACACGCAGTTCTGGTGGAATGACATTGAACAGTGCAATGGTTGGGATGCCCATCGCTCCCCCGAGATGAGCCAACATGCTATCGGGGGCGACGCATAGGGAAGCGCGCTGGCATAGGGCAACCATATCGTAAAGATCCGTCTTGCCGGCCCAGTTGTGTATTTTGGGCATCGGCTTGGAGTCGCGGCCTAGCCATTCGAGATTACAATCCCTAGGCCCGCCTGTTACGATAACGTGTACGTCAGGCGCGAGGGTTGACAATGCATAAACCAACTGCGCCGACCTGCCGATAGGCAGTGATCTATTGATATTGCTGCCCTTGAACTGATACAGCAAGACGCGGTCGCTCGTTTTAATGCCATCCTTGCGTAGCCGTTTATCTAATCCCCTCACGGCACCCCTAGGGGGGACTAGTTCGGGAACCTTTTCCTCCCGAGTGAGATGAGGCAGGCCTAGCCGCTCTGCGAATACATCACACCCGTGTAGCGTCCTCGCTGGCGCCCACGGAAACTCTATGGCATCATAGAAATTGGCGATGTAATCGTATTTTTCAATGGCCAAAGCCGGCGATGGGATGGATAGCGTTTCGTCAACATAAGGCGACATGCTGCCGAGTGGGGTGTATTTCTTGCGCGTTGCCAACCCAATGCGGACTGACGGCATAGCCTTCTTCATGCGCTGTATTAAGGGGAGTATCATAATGATATCACCCGCCCCGCCAGTCCTCGTAAATACAATAGAATCCGTCGGCTTAAGCTCTTGCCCGGAGTATTCTTCAATATCAGCCAGGCGCACATCAATACTTGACAGGGCCTCAGGACACACCTTATGTGCTTGCGCTTGCATGTTGAGAAGGTCGTACCTGGAGTAAAACATCTCGCGCCCTTCGTACTGGCGCATTGATGCATCAAACAGCTTTGGGTGATACGACAGCATAGTAACCACGTACATAAAAGCGCCTCCAAAAGGCGGCGGGGGGGGCCTAAGCCCCCCGCGCTCACGCTAGTCGCTACATATCGTCACACGCTTCGACATCATCCCCCAGACTAGTCTCCACCGGATCGGGCCCCTCACCCGCGGCGTAATACATTCCCTCGTGAGCTGGCTTGTCAGGGCTTATCTTAAGCAGGTATAGCTCCGGTAGCTGACGAAACAAGTCGTTAACCCTGCTCGCAAGCCCATCGTACGCTACGCACTCGTCTTCGTCCTCGTCTTCGTCCTTGTCTTCGTCCTCGTCTTCGTCCTCATCTTCATCGCCAGAGTAATCTATGTCATCTATTGCTTGCGCCAGAGCCTCCGTTGCATCCTCAACCCCACACATGTCAACAAGATCAGTCATCGCGCCGGCGATAACAATCTCAAGATTAGCGCTCCATGCCGGATTCCCGCCGCACACTAACTTGCCAAAAGTATGAACTGCCACTAGATCATGAATTAGCCTAGCAAGAGCAGTAACCGGATCAGGTGGCTCAAACTCATCCATCTGAGAAAGGCTAATAGCATACATGCCCTTAAGCAGGTTAAGAGCATCCTGCGATACCGCCACGCTGCAAGCATGGGTGTCGCGATCGTTGGTCTGATGTAGATCCATCTATATCTCCCTATGGGTTGATATCGTCGAGCGCACGCGCGACGTTAATGGTAAACACCGAGCTGCGCCTAATGTTCGTCGGCGGTGCCCCGTGCATCTTCGCCGGCGGGATTGTAACCGTAATCTGACCGCAATAATACCCCAGCCACGAGTCGTGCACCATTAAATCATACGCCACGATACTATCCGACAAAACCGTCATTTGAGCATCAGCCACAATAGGGTATTCGTCATCAATATTTCGCTGAATGCGTAGCGTAACGTTAGTTGCGGGATCAGTCAGCGCTACAACCTTCGAGCCGTCCTGATTAAACAGCTCAACACGCCACTGAGCGTTTTCGCCTTGGTATAGCGTGCTGCTTAGAGGCCTCGCAATAATCATGACTCCTCCTTAACCGCCGATATATCGGTGTTCTCCACGATTATATCGCTTAGACCGTTTGTCACGTCACGCTGCTCCACCATGCGATCTCCGCGCAATAAGTGTGCCGCAACCACTTCCGGGCTCTCTAATAACATAGACGAAACCGAAAGCGCTAGCCACTCTAGGGCACGACGGCTATCATCAATAGCGTCCCGGTAGGATGTGTATTGCGTAACATGTCCACCAGTCACTAAGCCGTCATCCCCCGGCACCGCCTGATCTATCTTTTCACACCACTGCAGAATATCTAGGAGGCGAGTGGCTACGCTCCGCACGTTTTCTGATTGTCTCTTGTGGTCCGTTGTCATGCTATCGCCTCCTTACAGCAGCAATATATGTTATCCTTCTCCGCGTGTCAATACCCCCCTGATTGCGGTATAAACAATACGGAGCAACCAAACCCTAAAGGAGGAATCATGAAGAAGGCGATAATCTTCAGCACCATCGTCGGGGCCCTCATGGTGGGGGCCGTGGTCCTGGCGTGGAGGCGCAAGCTTGCCGCCTCTGCGTAGCTGGTCGCGCCTCATCGACGGACTGGTGGTGGCATACTACCCGCCGGTCCCCGAGAAGGAAGCCGACAGCGCGGCATCCGAAATGCCGTCAATCGCCATCCTCGTCCCCGAGAATCACAAAATCCTCGAATTCGGGGCGAGGAAGCGAGAGGAGTTGCTGGGGCATCCCATCACGCGCTACATCAAGCATGAGGGTGTGGCGTGTTGGATAATGCCCGACGCGCTGCGCGTGTACTACCATCGCGATTGGCTCCAAGGGCTTAACCACGAGGAGCGCCTCGAGGCCGTCTGGGCGGAGGCGGCGCACCTGGTGCGGCAACTCAACCGCATCAACGACGAATCGTGGTGGGAGCGCGTTAGGGCAGCCAAGGCCGCCCTCGAGGATGTTCTAAACGAGATCAACAGGCCCCCTCTATGAGGGGGCCCCCCACTTCACAATGTTATCATCCAGCAGCGCAACCCCGTTTATTGTTTTTACTAACTCCTCAGAAGAGATATCGCCAGGGATGCCGGATGTCTTAATCGCAACAGACGCCTTTCCGGGCAATACCATAATCCAATGCGGCGAACCGGTTAACACCGCAATGGCATTAGCCAGCCCCGATATAGCCTCGCGAGAGCTTAGCCACACCACAACGTCATAATGCCGCATCGACCGGATTGCGTCCAGCGTGGTCGGCCACGAGATTGTATCTTCCGCGTTGAGCACTATGTCAGCGTCGCATGCCTCTGTTTGCGACAGGTTTGCGACAGTGTTTGCGACATACGCCATCCCAATCGTCGTGACGGAAGTCTTGCCCGGCAACTCAAGATCGGCTTCGACAATGTCACTGCGCCTGACCCCATGCGCCAAAATGCAAGCCACGGAGACAATCGATAATATGGGTGAAGACGCGAGTGTGTTTTCCCTTCTAACTCCGCCAGTCTTCACCGCGCGTCCGCCTATGGCTTGCTGGATAGGTACGCTGCGCCTAATGATCGGCATGGTTGTAGGATAACGCAAGTAGGTAGGAGTTGATAGAATGCCGTCTGAAGGTGAATTCTGCGACATGTTAATCCCCCAAAGGCAGATATATACGGTTGAGATTGCTCTCCACCATCCGGAAACGAGTTTCGTTTGAAGCATCTCGCTCACTATCCGGCACCGATCTGCGATAGTGATGCATGTTGAGCGATACGTAACGATCCATGCCTAAAACGTCATAACACCCCGACACTAAGCGTCTGCCGCCAGGGGCTAGACCGGCACGCTGATTGCGCAGCGTCCAATCGACGTGTTCGTGCGAAAACCACCCGAAACGCTCAGAGTCAAACGCCCCGACGCGGTCAATACACTGCTGATCAAAAGTGATCAACGCACCCTGTATGCGACTAGGACGCCAGTTGACCAGAAACACCCCGTTGTCCAGCCTCAGATCGTTGACGGGGTAGAGATTAGCTATAATCCGCTTCTCGAGATCAGTGTCCATAAAAACGAAATGACTCCACGGGGTCAGCTTATATGCTGCAAGATAAGCCTCATCCCAACCCGGCTTGAACAATAGATCGTCGTTGGCAATCACGCCAAGCCCCGATAGGCCGTTGAAGTATCTTAGAATGCGATTGCTCTGCTCTGCCACTCCCCCGCGCTGAGGGTTGTCTAGTATCTCGACCCCGTAAGTATCATTAGCCCACCCCAATATGTATCGAGCGGCCTCGGCGGAATTGTCGTCACTGACCACTATGCGATAGTCGATATGTGGGCTTTTGGATTCCATCAGCGTTTTAATCGTGGTGCGCAGCATCTCCGGACGGTTGTAGGTAATAATGCCAACGCACAACTCATCACGCACCGCAGTGGGACGATATAAGCGGTGCGGCCATATCTCGGCGTGTAACGCGGCTTGATGCGTCCGCTGATCCGACACCTGCAACAACTCCGACGCACGGCTTATTGAGCCGAGAGACACTGATGCACCAACCAGTTTTTGGCTAATATCTTTGGTATCACCCAGTATCCACTCCGCACGCGTTTCCGTACCCGCACGCCATTGCTTCGGCATGTTGTCGGTATTGCCCAACACGATTAGGCATCTCGAGTATCCGCACAGCGATAGAGCATAGCCCAGCCAATACTCTTCACGCGCCTTAAGCGTGGAATGCGTTATAACTTGCGCGTGTAATCCTTGAGCTTCGGCCGCTGCACGGTATGCCGTGACATCTCCAGACACAACCACTACGCTAATGCCGTCCGACTCGGGTTGCCCATGATTAGCCAAACTGCGCCTCACCCTGTCTATGCGCCACTCCCACCCCTGAGGCCTATTCACCACGGCGCGGAATAGCTCTGTATTCTTTTTGCGCAAAGCCTTATTAGCAGCATCCGGAGACTCGGCGTGGGGCTGATGATATAAAACAATATGCGGCAAGAGTATAAGGTCAATCAGGCCCAGCCTGGACAAGTAATTCAGCCGCTCGACAAACTCCTGCTTGTTGCCGCCCCAGCCGATAAAGCGTTCGTCAAAGCCCCCTAGATCACGCCACATCCAAGTCTCGATGGTCGGGAAGTTCTCCTGCACGCTGCGCACCTTAATCGCCCGACACTCGCGCAGCTTCTCGATGTTGATTTCTGAAAAAGAGCTAAAAATACGATTCGACAGCGTAGCGCGTGTTAACAGGCCTCCTAGACTGAGCTTGTTTTCCATGTAGTCAGCGCTGATTTTGTGCCATTCAGACAGGGAGTTCTCAATACGCGCCAATCGCTGAAATATAGCGGCGTGTCTGCCGTCAGCCAACGCCGAACGATGCGCGGCCAGTATCTCACTTAACGCCCCGGGAGGCAATAACATATCGGCGTCATTGATCATCATCAGCGGTGAAGTGCATAACGAACACGCTAGATTGCGCGCCGCATTGCGGCGGACTGATTCCTTAACGTCGCCTAGCGCTTCGCACTTCACTTCAAACTCGGGGGATATGATATCAATGACATGCTGAATGGGATCTATGCTCACTCCATCCACGCCGAGGCACACCTCGAATTCACTTGCCGGCAGCGTTTGATGCGTGAGCGATCTCAGCGTCCCCATTAGGTTGTGGACTCTGCTCTCCGAAACGGGCATGATGACGCTAATCTGTGGCAATGCGGCTCCTAGCGTAAAACGTTGTGTTATGTGTTATAAACATAACGGTACGTTGGGGTAATGTCAAGTAGACAGAAAGGAGCTACCATGGCCCTAATATCAGTAGGATGCGGATGGGCGCTGGCAATGCTGGCGCTATACGCATCAATACTTGTTCCCGGACACGCCGTAATAGCCTTCGTCACCGGGGTGATGGCTATCATCCCTATCGGAGCCGCCATGCTGATGCAAGATCCACTCGATAGACGCTCGCCGATGTGGATCGCCGCAGGGTGGATACTGGGATTGCTCGTCAATCGGCTACTCACTCCGGGGCTCGAGAGGTACGTTCCTATGGCTCTATACGGTAGCGCAGCTAGCTTTGTGCTGGCTATCGCGCTACACTACATAGAGCGCGGAGTGCCATCGCGATGCCCTGTGTGCGGCAGCAAGTCGCAGCTGCACTCTCAGTTGGAGATGGCATATCGCCAACACGCTCCGTATGTCTTGATTGACTACGGAGAGAAGATATGCCCAACTTGCGAGGCACGTCTACTCAATGCAGCACACCGCCAGGTGTGTGCAAGTATAGAGGAACGCCTCGCGGCGATCTCTCCACGGGAGGAGGAGGAGAATCTCACCCTGCGAGAACCAACCCCGCCACCTCCTAGGTTGATCCGTGAGGGATCGTCAAAACCGGAGAAGACATGCGATACGTCATCATAGCACTTTTGTGCGCGTCGCTAGCAGGCGCGGATGTGGTCCTATCATCCGAACACCTTAGCGACGCCGTGTGGATCGACGAACTGCTATCGGATAGCCTCCACGCGACGGTGACCATCACGGATGACAACATCCACGTCACCATGGATCAGCCATTCTGCGTGGATTATGGCTATATCGCTATCGACAATATCACAACTGCAGTCATAGCAGGCATGTTATATGCCGACTGGAGTTGCGATACCTGCACAATACAGTTCGGCGACATACTCCTGGCGATACCATTCGAGGCGATACAGCGCTCAGACATGTTAAGGGCGCTGGGACACTCCCATATCTACGTGGTTAATGAGCTGCTAGCACGGGCGACTCTTTTTGTGCGATGATCTACCGCTGGGGCGTTGTCCAATTGGCAGGACGCAGGACTTTGGATCCTGTTGGTGGAGGTTCGAGCCCTCCCGCCCCAGCCATCACTCCCAATCGCCCTCCCCAGTGAGGGACTGGAGGTAGTCCCAATGCCCATCTCAGATAAGGCAGAGCGGCTCATAAGGGTCGCCGTGGCCTGGGGCATAAAATCCCTCGTCGGCGAGCACAAGCTCAACGGCACGGCAGTATCACGGTCGTGGAATCGAACCGCATACGACGTGCAGCATGGCGTGCCCGTCGGCGTGCAGAATTCCCTGGTGGAGGAGCGCATAGAGCGCGTACTACGCGACTCTAACCTTCTGCCAGGGGACTGCGCTGAAATGCAGCGCAGGATTCACAACGCGGAAGCGTGTGCGCAGCGTTTCCGCGGAGAAGATCAGGAGGAGACATGAGCAGGATAGCCCTAGCAATGTCTCCCCTGCTCTATCGCCTAGGCGACTGGAAAGCCGGCGCGAGGGCGATAGAGGAAGCCGGCCTCTCCCCGGACGGCCTTGCAGTCTTGGGAGAGGACAAGGGAGCCCAGTTGGTGGCTGAAAAGCTGGGCATCCCGGCGCGTGCGTTCCCCGTCGACTGGAATGACGGAACGTACGCGGGTATGATGCGGAATATAGACCTTCTGCATCATGCCACGGCCTTGGTGGTGGTCTGGCTTGAAGACACGCCGAGCATTCGGCATCTCATCGAGCAAGCCCACCGCAGGGGCATCCCCGTGTGGATAACCAACTACTACACGGGATTGAAGGACTCAATAGCCCCCAAGGCGGGGGCGCAGTGCGCGGACCTATTCGCGAACGTTTAAGGAGGCTCGAAATGAGAGCTATCGTAGTGGGCGGCCAAGTTCGTAATGGACTCTGCCGCGGTGGCGCCCCCGCACAGCTACCACCATGTCGGGGGGTGGGGCTGGAACTGGGCCCCGACGGGGGGTGACCTCCGGGTGTGGCTAGACTACAACGGGACTATGTCCCTCACCCCAGCCACCTGGGGCTCCATCAAGAGCGAGTTTAACTAAACGGCAAGGGGCGGCGCAAGCCGCCCCTAAGCCACCCTGTTGTTTTTTAGAGTCTGCAGACCCGGTCGAGTCTGGGCATTATTTTTTATCTCACCCCTCGCGGCGGCTGATTCACGTTAAACACCCTACGGAAGAATGCACGCATCTTGTCAAGAAAGGTCTCTTTCTCGTCTACCGGATCCAGCATGGTAGCCCGCAACGCAGAACGAGCCTTGGAGCGAACAACATTCTGCGACAGCGGGCCGAAAAACTCCTGATATATGGCAAGCTTTAGCCGAGATCCATCATGCATGTCATCCCTCCCAAGTCATCTTTTTTATTATATCATCCCAGGCTAAAGCGTCAAGCAAACGCGGAACCCGCGTAATGGCCCACGAGAGGCCGTAGAATCGATTTTACGCATCGCATGGTATCACTACACCAAAACGGGAAGAAAACCCCAAATATCGCACGCTAGGCTACGGAATGGCTACGCCTACGAACGCTGTCGGGCCGTTGCCGCCATGGACCGACCATTGCCAGCCAAAGCCTAGGCGTAACGCAGACGACCAACGAGGAGCTAAGTCGGCAGTTACCCCCACGCCAAGGCTTATGTCACGCGTCTCGCCGGGTTGCCATAACTCTATGTCAACTAGCGGGGTCAGCGGGTGAATGTGCGTTACTCCTAGGAAGTTATTAACGTAAACATGCTCCAGAGCACAAGTCGCACCCCGAAGAGATGGGCCGAAGACGACCGCCGGATCAAAACCCCATCGCGGATAACTAATCCTGGGAGCGCCTAGGGAGTCAATCCATATCCTCCCGCGGCCGTGATAGCCGCCTATATCAAAGCGATGCAGCGCAAATAGCGTTGAATCAACCCTAAACTCCAGTTCGATATCTCCATTGGGATAAATCGTCCCTCCGGATACTTGAGATACCGGCGGGGGAGTCTTGTATCTGATAGTCGCTAGCGGTTTAGACTCCACCTCTGCATGCGTCCACCAGGATGGCTTGGTAAATACCGGCTCGACACGCTCTATGATACTCCCCGCGATGAGCTCGTCCAGCATACCGCGATTACACTTCACGTGCGTTGCCATAAAAAATACACCAATAGCTATGGCGCATATCAGCAGGATGCGCTTAAGCTTCATCGCGCCTGGTTTACCAAACCTGCCTAAACCACAGCAGGGTTGGAAGGCTGCCTTTCTTCAGCCATATTTTCACAGTTCATCCAAGATCGCCCGATTACGGGTCTTACATCCTGTCCCTGTGCGTTTAGAGAGTCCGTGAACCCACTCCGGCCTCTTATGATATTCAATGCTTGCCGTTCTATATTCAAAGCCGCGTTCAAATCTCGATCTACAACATAACCGCACTCACAAATGAATACTCGATCATTTAGCGTCAAGTCATCTTTGATAGCTCCACACGCAGAACACAGGCGACTGGATGGGAAGAAGCGGTCAACCTCTACCAATTCACCGCCGTACCATTCCGCCTTGTATTGCAACTGTCGCTTGATCTCACCAAATCCGGCATCTGCGATTGACAGAGCCATGCGATGGTTGCGTAACATTCCTGCCACGTTGAGATCTTCTACGCCAACAATTCGGTAGGTTTTCGCAATCTCGGTAGTCATCTTGTGCTGGTAGTCTAATCGTCGGTTTGCTATCTGCCGGTGAAACCTTGCCAGCTTTCGTTTAGCGCGATTCCATCTACCGCTTCCCTCTTGACGGCGAGATAGCTCACGATTCAAGCGCCTTAGCTTTCTAAGTTCTGATCTCAAGAGCTTTTGGTTTTCAAACTCTCTCCCATCACTCAGTACAGCTAACGTCTTCACGCCTAAGTCTACCCCAACCGACTTTTGCAGATGCTTGTGTCCTGGCGGCCCTCCCTCTACGTTGATAGCGGCATACCAACAACCTGCATCTTCGGAGATCGTAACCGACTTAATCTCGCCATCAAATCGCAGTTCTTCTGCCATATTGATTGGTTCATTTAGCTTTTCCAACTTGAGCCAATGACCATCGGTGCTAACCCGTGACCCGTCCATTCTGAAAGATAACTTTGACCGCTTCTTAGATTTGAATTTGGGATAGCCCTTTTTGCTATCTCCGTTTTTGCACCGCCGAAAGAAGTTTCTGAAGGCATTATCAAGGTTGCGGAAACCGGTATCAACCGCACACTTGGTTACTTCATAAGACCAGGAAAACTGTTCGTGTCGAATGGCGTTGAATTGCTTTTTCAGAATATAAGCCGATGGCCTCTCCCCAGATTCGTATTGACGTTGCCATTCATCCAGGCCCCAGTTAAAAACAAATCTCGCCGTCCCACAAGCCTGGCGCAGATATTTCTCCTGTTCAGGCGTTGGATTCAATCGAACCTTATGCGCTCTCTGCATCGGAGTTTTCCTTGCGCTTGCGACCGCCTCGCGCTCCATAGATTCTCGAACTAAAACTTACAATGATAGTTAAGATGTCCTCGACCAATTCTTCGTGTTCACTTTTCCCTTCTACTTGTTCAAGGACTTCTATCGTGCAACCCACACCTTTGAAAAAACGCTCAATGGTTCGGAATCCGAAGCGGGTGAGCCTATCTCGGTGTTCGACTACAACCTTTTTAACTTCGCCCTTGCAAGCAGCGTCTATGACCTTGAAGAATTGGCGGCGGTTATCGTTCAGGCCAGAGGCAATCTCAGAGCAATCGAGAACGATGCGGTAGCCACGCTCTCTGCAAGCCTCGATAAGTCTCTCGTGTTGGCGGGTAAGATTCTCCGCTTGCTTTTGCGTGCTAACTCTTGCATACAAAGCTACATCTTTCTCTGTGACAGTAACTCCATCTGATACAGACAACAGGGCCTCAATCTCTGCGCTGTCATATCTACGGTGCCCACCAACAGTGCGATGGTCAGTCAGCTTTCCATCCCTGAGCCACCGATGCAAGGTGGTCTTGGAAAGTCTGTAGGTCTTCTCTACTTCCGATTGCCTTAACAGCATCCGTCATTACCTCATTCAGCCAGTTTTCGTAGTCCTGTTTGTCAGGCAAGGTCTCAAACGGTGGATCAACTTCAAGCCGTTCGCCATTGACCACCACGAAATCCTCACCAATCTCGTCTACAGTATACATCATTTTTATCTCCTTGTCAAGTGGTTTGTTCAGGTTTTAGGAAGAAAAGTCAATTATTCAGAAACTGCTCATGCCTCCTTGACTAACGCAACGCTGATGTAACCACTGGCATAATACTCCTCACCCTCAGCACCGTCAAGGCTGAAGGTAATAACATCATCAGCGGCTAGGGGAATGGGGGGCGGGGATTGAGTCCTGCTATTATTATACACAAACTTCACCTCCACCGCCGTTGCCTCGCCGTTTTTGGTTGCTGTTATGTAAGCTGGTTGGCTAGGCTGCGGTGCCACGTATCTATTGACAAACACCACTTCGGATAGCATCCAGCCGTCTCCCGGGGCGCGGAATGTGGCTATCTCAGAGTTATCCCACCACGTCTGTCGGCCGTAGTTGGGGGAAATACCACCACTCTGAGGATAAGAGTAGTAATGCCACCAGGTGTCGGTGGTAGTAAGGTCCGGATGATACCACCCATACGTCTCCGTCCACCCGAAGTCTGGGCCGAGGTTGAGGTGTATCCAGGTCACGCCTGTGCGTGTCAGCTTGCTCGATGTCATCGACGCGGTTACCCTGCCGGGCAATACCGTGCGTGATCCCAGGAGGATTAAACGGCTCGAGCCCATCGGGGTGTAGCGCACTCGCGGATAACACCCGCCATCATCAGTACCCCGAGGGGTAAGGTCACGCTCTGCGTGTGGGGGTAGAATCGCCGGATCAAGGCTGTGGCTGATGCTGCCGTCACGCGCCCAGATTTGCGTGTAAGCCCTGGCGGTGGCTTCTTCCACGTCTGCACCCTCACTACGACTAATACACGCAGCAATCAACACTCCATGCGTGCCCGGGTCGGCTACCGCCTCTAGAGTAGTGTCAATAGTTGCGTCCAAGACGCCAACGGTTAGCTGCCCCAAACCCTCTCCAGCGGAGGCAATGCGACTATCGTTGCGGTCCTGGGCGACACCTGCTCCGCGCACGTTATCCCCTGCGAGGCCAGGGACGAAGACATGGCCCCTGCGTGGGCCCCAGTGGGCTGAAGAACGCTCACGCCAGCCGAGGCCCGACCTGAGCAACAATAAGTAAACAAACGGGCTAATCTCAGGCATGGCGCTAAAACTTAGTCCCATCCCGGCTGAATCGTCGTTGTGTATCGCGGAGCGGCTTGCATTGCCGCATGGCTGAGTTGAATCGTCGATAAAGCCGTGATATAGAGTCTTCATGGTCGCCAAGCCGCCGATACGCGGATCTAGCGCAGAAGACGAGCGATATTGCCTAGCCGACGCACGGCGATCTATCAGAACTGGATTACCGTCAAGCGGGTTTTTTATCTCTGCTATCAATAGATCATTAACGGCCACAGACGTTGCGCCGGAGTCTATTAGATACAGCCTAACTCCATCGCGGCGGAAGCCATATGCTGCATCATTCTCGCCATACCCATCCGCCTTATCTAACCTGACGTGCCGCAGCGGTTGATAAGCTAACATCAAAAACTGAGCATTATCGCTGCGCGGGATTGCAATCGACACGGTAGAACTATCGCCGCGGAAGACTTCTCCATTGGGGAAGATTACGTCACCCGACAGCATGGCCACCATGCATTCCCCCGAAGAGCTTGTCGCGGCAGAAGTAGCCAGATCGGGCTTAAAGGCATTGCCGATAAATCCGCCGCCCAACATAGCAACACGCAATGTATCCGCCACGTTAGCGTTATTGAGCGATTGCAGAATAGACAGACTATCCGGGATGGATATCGCTAGCTTGTTTACATGATTGTATCTATTCATGACGCCCAATTCCATCCGTCATCGACATAAAGCATCACCGACATCAGATATGGGCGGCACTCATTGCCTTCTATCTTAAGCTCGAGCAGATTCGCCGCAGGGACAGCCCTCACTGGATCAAACACGACATAAGCCCTACCGGTGTTGCCGAAATTAAGCAAGGGAACCGTCGCGCCATCACGCACCAGGCTAATAGTGCCACCATTAGGAATTAGGTGATTGTCGTCAGGATCTGAATTCCCCCACATCATCTCGCCATCCGCGTTACAGCCCTTAGGCATGCAGCATGATACTCTCGATATGTTCATCGCATGCGTGTCGGTCCAGGAGGCTATAACTGTCGAAGTCGAGCCGTTGGGGATTATCATGTTGGTGGCGTTAATTGTAATGATCCTTTCCGCGCCTGAGCTTATGCCGCCTGGAGAACCGCTGCCCCACTGGCGCACGCTAGGCGTGGTGTCGCATAACACTATTTGGCCTAGCCAGTCGATAACCCTAACCTGCACCATGTAATACGGATTGGTCGGCACAATGGTGTGATATACCGCATTAGCTGGCCCTTCGTAGATAAGATTACCGCGCTCGGCAATTGTGTCGGCCGGAGATGAAGGCTGACTGCTCCACTCGCGGACAAATACTTGGCAAATATACGGCCCCTCAGTGAGTCCGCTTATCACGGGGCGTATTTTGATTACGTTTTTTGCCGAAAACGGCTGCGATATATAGACATCGAGAGCGGGCCTGGTGGACTCGTCTATTGTCTCACGACGCGCCCCGCCGCGGATTGGCGGCAGCGTGACGGGAAGAGCGATTCTCTGCGCTATTGTGTCGTCAACCTCTGTTATCGAAACCTCATATCTAGTCCCATTGGCACACGGCAACGCCACCTTAACACTCGCCCCATCAGTCGCGGGGTGATGAAATACTTCAGTATCTATGGCCCGCTCGGGTATGGGCTTGCCGCCCAAACCAAGAGGGGTGGCGCGTACCTTGTAATATGCTATCCCGCCCACGCGTTCGGCCTTCTCTACAGAGGGGGCTAGCCAGCTTAGACACAACACCGCGCCGGATACGTCACATGCAACGTTACCCTCATGGTCGAGGGGCACGCTAGCGCCATTGAGTATGTAATTATCCGGCCGCAGCTGCGCTAAGCACGTGGTGCGCAAATTAACGTCGTCAAATGCAGATAGCGCAACGTCGTCATTGTAACAGCTGCTAGTCAGCTCAAGGCGGTAGTTATTGCTGACGTTGGTCATCCGCCACGCGCCAGCGACATCCTCCAGCTCGCATATGACCAGTTCCCCACCACTAGTATCGCGGATTTCAATCGCCGCAGTATCGCGAGTGGCTACATCAACTGAAGTGACCGCCCCGCTGCCGGCTTTGTGGTCATAGGGATGCGAATCGACAGTGGCGTGGGTCAATACGACATATAAGCGACTTGTTTCGCCAGGCTCGGGAAGCTCCATCTGCACGACTTGATTGGTGATGCGTGGGATGAAGACGCTGTAATCCTTAAACACCGCACTGCCCAAGGTGATATACAGCGTATTGGCGTGCAACTTAGTCTCGAATGCCCCACCGGAGCACCTCAAGCCGGGTTTGCGAATCAACGCCCGCCTGAGGGCTTCCGCGTTACGCCCTAGAGCGACTTGCAGGTTATCATACAAATCCCCTAGCGTAGTCATCAACCCATCGCTGATGTGCAGCGTACACAGAGCAGGCCTGACCGGAACGGTAACGCTACTCACGATATCTGCTCCAGCGTGATGGTAACCTCACCAGCAATCATGATGATGCAACCGCGATAATCCGATGGATGTGCCCTTTCGTCAATATCAAACCCTAAATTAATATCTATCGCCCGGTTAGCGTCGAATGATTGCTCCGACAGCATATTACCGGCATAAGATTTAGACGCAGGCGTGACATACCAGTGGCGGTGGTATTTATCATAATCAGCCGTGGGGGGACTATTATTAAAACCGTGCTTATTATATTGCCACCCGTAAATATCAAGCTCGAGCTTGCCGTCGATTGAACAGTGAACTTTAGATGTATCCGGCACCGAAGAGCTGTCTGCTGGGATAACCTCAAGCCACACCTTGCCGGCGGGGGTCCATGGTATTCCGTTTATGTTATTGACCTCTCTCAGCTCGTACGATCCGTGTGAGATGAAGTCTATTGCCACGATCCTTGCACCTGGAGCTGGGGGGTAAAACGTCCCGCAGTAAACGCTGCCGCTTGCGTTGAATGTATCACTACTCGCATTGATCTTCACCGCGATGGGGAGCGATATCGTGCTGCGCGTGATGTTGTAAGACGCAATGGGCGGCACGCCCCATGGCACGGATTGCCATTCGGAGTACTCCGAACACAACATGCCGGGGGACACCACGCGAGCGCGGAATTGCGGGCTTTCAGACGATTCCGCCATGATCTGCACGTCACCCGCCAGGCCTTCATATACCAAGACCTGCTCTTGATAGCCTATCTCGAATAACGTGCTACTGCGCTTGAAGATCTGCACCTTATACGGCATCGGTATGCCGGCCTCGATCTCAACGCGGAGGTTAACTATTAGCGGGTCGTCAAGCACCCTCTGTATTTCTAGACTAGGAGCGGCGGGACGCTTGAATACCAAATCCGCCCCGGCTAGGATATCACCCGTGGAACACCATTCTCCTGGAAGACGATTCGCACGGATTGATATGCTGCGCACGTCAGCGCAGTATCTTACACCATGCACTGCCGGAAAGGATACTAGATATGGCGCGTTATCGTGTCTGGGCAGGATCAACTCGCGGAAGATAACCGTATCCGACACCTCTCCGGAGGGCTTGTAAGGCCTGCAGCGCACGTCGTAGGCCCATATCTCCGTTTCGGGCTGCGCCGGCTGCCATGATACGTCTAACATAACGTGACTAGCAGAAGCGTTGGCTAGCGACGAGATGGTGTTAGAAGCTATCGCAGTACTACTGCCAGGCTCAGCGCTCAGCGCGGTGCGGCTATGTATCTCCAACGCACGCGGCGCTGGCGGCGGAGTTACGGCCTCGTCTTGTATCAACGTGAAGCTGTTTTTGGATCGCAAGTCCCACAAGATCTCCACCGCGCCACCCAGGTCGATGGTTAACTCATAAAGCGGTATCGAGTGCGGGCCGTAAGATTCTGTCGTGCTTAACTGCAAGCCCTGCATCACACAAGACCTGGTATTGTCACCCTGCGGGCCTGGCTCGGGATGATAATTCGGCGCGTATTCACCCGGAGCTTCGTAGTGCATCCTCTTGATTAGCAGCAGGTATCCCTTAAACGACTGCCCCAGCTGATACTTCAGCGTGATCTCTTCCTCGGGTAGAGACATCTGGAAGTCAGGCCAAACCACACCGGAGGCGTTGCGGCAGATTAACAGCAGCTGGGTCCCAACCTTGATGCATTTTAGCTCATACGAGTCTGCGGAATCCATCAAGATTCCCGGACTGCGCGTCAGCACGCGGAGGCGCTTGTCGACATTAGCCGCATGCGCCTCCTGCACTGACATGATATCATCAGCCAGGCTGGCTACTACCCCTGGCTCGAGGACGTACTTTTCCATTTAATCCCTGTAACGCCTATTTGTGCAAGGATACGATAGCGGCGATTCCGCACCGGCAATGTTGCCTATCGTCATTGCATACACCTTGTCTCGAGTAACGTAAGATTCCACCCATACCAGGTTGGGGTCTTCAGAGGGCTCGACTCCGAATTCCCCGTTTGTCACACGCGCCTGCATGGAGTAGACCTTGAATGACGACACCGTATCGGTAGTCGATGCCCCGACTTCGGTTATCTTAATCCAACGCGCCACTACGGGGATGGAGATCTCATCATCAAACGCCCCCGCGGTGGTGTCATTCCAGTAAATAGTCTCCCATCCACTGATGGGAGCTGTACTCTGATCAGCATCGCTGTAGGATACGGCTATACCCCCACCCGTGGCGATTGTTCCCGTAATCTCCATGCGATGCACGGCGCGCACGCCAAAAGAGGAGTAATCCGGGAATTTATTCTGCCTATGCCATGGCTCTTCAGGCTCGAGGCCGGCGCCTAGGTCGATAACGATAGCCGCGCCATTACCGGCAGTGCTCGTTGCAGAAGTAGAGGCATCGCCGTCATAGATATTGCCAGGATTGGACCATGTACTTGAAGTACAATAAGAAGCATCCTGCCAATCCGTTTCAGGGCCACTGATGGCGCCGCCTTCTAAAACCAGGCTCCAATCTATGGGGGCATCAAAGGCCTCCGCCGACACCGCCGTCGGGCTTAGTGCAACATTAGGGTTAGTTGTCGGATTCCAATCAAAGAGGGACTCGGAAACAGCCCCACTGGTCGCTAGCGCGGTAGCAGCCCCCGTATCGAGCGTACAGGACAGCCTAACCCCGAGACAATGCACAGCCATCGCACACTCTGTGTCTGGGAAACTAGAGAAGTGGATCGGCTGCAGGAGTGGATAGGTGTACTCACCCGGCGAGAGATCGACATCGTCACTCTTTAGAAAGACACGCCCCACTCTAGTATACTTGCTAGCGTTAGCACGCTTTTCCCAGAACGTAAACGTTAGCGTACAAAGCCCACTGCCTAGACTCGCTATTCTGTAGCGCAACCACGATATCGTGCTACCAGCAGAGGGACGCCACGACTTGCAAAACAGCGTTGTATCGTCAGGCATTAACTCGCCCCTGTCACGCACACCCCAGCCGCAAAAGCCACTATTGCCAACACCCTCATAGACCTTGATCTTGTCGTATATCTGCGTGTCCATGATGTTGTTAATGCCAAAAACGCTAGCCACGACATACCTCCTATATCTCGAAGCCTAAGTCAGTATAACATCTCTTTGGCTCGGGCAACTTACCGCCTAGACTGTACGGCCCGCTGAAGTCCGAAACGCCAGGGGCGATATTAAGCACGAAACTAGTTGTCCAACACGTCGCAATGCTAGGGGCAACACTCAGCGTGGCATTGCTTATCCTGAGATCACCCACTACGGGGGCGGGTAGTTGAGCTAAGCCATAGCCCATGTATGTAACGCCAAACCCGCCCCGTGGATCCAATACCCCGCCGAAGTTTTGACTAATCACCGGCGACCTTAGCGAGCGCAGCGTGGTTTCGTTGTACACTATGTCGACGATTGCATCAAGACGCACTACGTAATATGCCTTGTCGCCCATTGGCTTGTTGCGATTGATAAAAGCCACTACGCGGTCCCAATCAATGGCGAATTCTCCAGAAGAAGTATCGAGAGGAAGATCGCCGTTAAATGCACAAACGAAGGTATGATGCGTCGCTGGATATCCTATCGGATAACGCGCCCACAGCCATGGATCAGTCACGCGGTCGATGATATCACACGCCTGGACGAGTAACTCACCCACGACTATTTCATCGCCAATGGCTATGTCTTGCCAGCCAGTCTCGCCTAGCGTCTTCCACGGCAGACCTGTGTCGTTCTGCACGATAATAGTCCCACCGGGGATTCTCAGCGTTAAGCTTGAGCTATCCATGGCCTGAACTATCCCACTCGCGGGAGCTATCGGCCAGTCGTTGTGAATGTAAATACCGCTAGCTAGTGAAGGCAATATCGGGCCGAGCAACTGACAAGCCCATAGCGTCAAGAGATCCCAATACGTCCGGCTTTCTTTTTTCCGCGCCGGGCCATAATCGACAAACTCGCCGAAACGATCCACCATGGTGTCTGAATACTTAGCTCGCCACTGCGTTGCCCATAGAACAATGCAAGCCTTGCCATCTTCGTAGGATATCATGTCGGGATCCCAGTAGGATGCATCGTGGAAGCTGATTGTCCCGTACTCGTTGTCATGAATACCCGTCGTAAAACTGAACTGCCCATCCGGGGCAGGACCGCGCAGAAGCATGCTGTCGACTTTAGCTAGGGAGTCATCCAGCTGGTCAATCCTTCTGATATCAGGATCGACGTAGTAGCTATGATACGCAGGGTCAGAGGGGTCGTTGCTTACTCGAGTATCTTCACTGAGCACAACCAGGCGCGGAAATGGCTCGTTGGTATCACCACGATACGGCCCGGAAAGCAGCGTGAAGTCATGCTTATGCTGCTCGAACCATACACTGAAAGCCGATAGCCATTTCTGCCAGAAGCGCCATATGGCGTTGGGGTATTCCCGATTAGCGGTTACCCAATCCCATATGTCGGCTAGACAGCTCCACACGGTAGAGAAATCGCTGCGATCCAGCGACTCTGAGTGCCGAACGATGAACGGGGATGGGGTGAGGGTCATGTCACCGCCTAGCCAACGCAACATGACGCGCATCGGGGACTAGGATGAACTGCTGGCGTACTTCAATCGTTAAAACCCCGTCGGAGGCTTCAATCATGTCACACGACCCGTCGAGGTTGTGCCGCATGGCTGATAGCCGCGTAAGGGTGGCATTAGCCACCCCAGGGGCTGATTGTATCGACTCCTCCAGCATGTGCGCGTCTATGCGTTCCAACACCTGACCGTTGACCGCCCGCGATAATACGTCTCTGATGGTTGTAGGATGCGCCGCGCCAGTGTATTCCGCCTCGACGTATAGCTCGAATGGGGCGTAACTCTTGGCGAGGTAATCATCAGTCACGTTTCGCGAGGTATCGCTGTCGAGAATTGCCTGCGCACTCGCCACGGCAGGCTCGGTGTAGTAATTCACCCTGACGTTACTGCCTATCACGCCGGCAAAGTTGAGATAGCACGAGTCACGCGTGGAGAACCTCAGGCTAGGGTTATTAACCCCGAATGACCAATGCTCGATTGGCGTGAGAATAATCCCCGTAGGCTCGCCCTGCGCGTCTAGTAGCTGAATGTTCTCTATCCACAGGATGGGCCACGCTATCTCTCCGTGGATATGCAGATTGCGCGGCGATATGCTTTCCGTAGCGTCAACGTTGTAAATGTCAAACGACGCCGCCGAGGGATTAGAGCCCGTCTTGATGTAGATATCGCCCATACCGCCTACATGACCGCCACGCGAGTTCCAACTTTCGGCATAGATGTAATCCACGCCGATAGTGCTATCCACGCTATTGGTAAAAGAACTAGGATAACGCGAGACGAGCAATACCTGCGCCAGATTGGCTGAAGCTCCGGAGGCAACGCCTAGGTACTTAAGCGTGTCTAAATCATAAGCCTCAAGCATGATGTTATCCGCAAAGCCGCCCGGGCCGTTGGTATGACCGTCGAACCAATCCCATCGCGAGGCTTGATAATTCCACACATACATGTCAATACCGTATTGGGCATAAGACGTGTTTGGATCATACCCCTCGGCGTAGGCATAAGCCCTAACGGCAAACGGCTGCTCGAAGTCTTCACACACCAGGCGGTAATAACTTACAGCATGCCGCGGGTCGTGATAACTCACCCCGATGTCGTCCCAATCCCAGAAATAGCTATCAGTCTTGCTGCAGGAGACGCCGACGTAATCACCCTGCGATTGCGGAGTGTAAGCTCCAAAGGTCAGGCTGGGCTCCAGGGGCATACTACCGGATTCATCCCAAATCCAGAAAGTCAACGCATTGGCCGAGTTGAAGTCTAGCCTGAAGTTGTAAGTCTTATCCGCCTCGATATTTACATGACGAGCGGCGAGGTAAGACATCTCGCCCCAGCCGGTGTGGGTGACGTTTTCAAGCACCACCGTGGGGACTGCTAGGGCATTGTCCACCACAAACACGTTTAGCATATCAGGATTAGTCGAGGGCCTTAGGGCTATGCCGTATCCGTCATAATAATGCGCAATCGCCTTAGTTACACCCTGCGGGATATCACGATACGCCGTTATGAATGCTATGCTGGGGATATCCCTGTCGTCAGTTGTCTTAAAGCTCCCCGTGATAGTTGTGCCCAGGAAGGGAGCCGTGCCGGGCAATTGACGCATTGCAATCGGAGCGGTATAGGCAAACTCCTGCTCGATAGCCTCCGGGATAAGATCATCCGGAGCATATCCCTCAAGAGCACCACTTTCGGATATGACTATTGCCACCGCTTTACTCCTCTGATTTATGTAATTTAACCCACTCCGGCAGGAGCGTCAACTCATCGTCATATATCTTTTTACGAATCAGCTTGGCCGTCTTAGGCGCCATGCTGGATATCATCTTAGCCACCGAAGGGCGATAACTCTTCGGCAGGTCAACCTCAAGACCAGCCCCTCCACCTACGGGGGAAATGTAAATCCTGTCAGCATAGAGATGGATATTAAGCCCACCCCGGCGTATCGCTACATGCTCACCATAGGGGCCGACACCGTAATGCACGTTAGAGCCGTATCTGACATGTGTGGATTCAGCTCCCCTCCGCGGCATGGCCTGCGGCAAGCTGTTGGACACCACCGAGGAAAGATCTCCGATGGTGTCGTCGAGCGAATAGGCCAATTTTATCAGATGATGCATCACCACTCCTTACTCGATTATCTTAAACGAACTTTGTGCTAAGTCAACGCAAAATGTGGTATAAAGAATCTGAGGTGTTGAAGTGCTGTTCGTTAAGTGTTACTCAAAAGGAGGAAACATCATGTCGCATCAGTTCATGTGGTATCTCTCCCGCACCTCGCGGGAGAACGCGCCCCTCGGGTATAAGATAGCCTGGAGCCTGGCAATGTGCTCCATGGCAATCCTGCTCGGACTCCTGTGCGCCATCCTCGACATCGCCGAGGCGCCGACCTGGGCGCACGTCGCCCTCTGGGTGGCCAGCGTAGCACTCATCGTAGACGCGGGCCTCTACACCATCCTGCCTGGGGTGGTGATGGAGTCCTGCAAGCAGGTCACACGGGCTTGCGAGGAGGCATCCCGTTGGCCGAAGAGCGTCGCGGAATCCCTCAAGCTCACCAACGGGATCGCGGTCTTCCTCGCGTGCGCTACATTCGCCGGCTTCGCCCATCTCATGATGATGCCGGTATATTCCAATCCGCCTGACCGGTTTATCCTCTGGGTCATGGGCTCCCTGCTCATGATCCTCATCTGCATACCGGGAGGGCACCACGTGGTAAACGCCAGCCTTTTGCCGTGGAAGAGCTACGGCATTAGGCTCAATATACAAGCCAACCTCACCGAACTCCTCGATGAGGCTCCGGAAGAGGAGGGATACTGGTGAAGATCAGGAAAGGAGATGGAGACATGTACCCCCTCAGGGTCATAAACCCCAAATGGGGAGACAAGGAATGGACCCCTAGCGAGGAAGACTGGTGGCGCGACCACATAGCAGGGGTAGATGTCGTGGCCACCCGGGGCGATGGCACCTGCGTGGGGTGCTTCTACTTCGACCCCGAAAGAGAGGTCTCCTGCCCCAGCACACGCTGCGGGCCGGACTGCAGACACGGCAACCGCAGCGACGGGAGACGCATCATATGGGTGCGCCCCGACGCGCGAGGGAGGATATGAGATGACACAGGAATTCCAGATCGGCGATTTCGTCAGCTGGGGGGGGCAACGGGGAAAACGAATGTGGCGTGATAATGCGGGTCGAGGCGGAACCCGACGGATCAATAGAGTACACCATACGGAACCGCGATCTAGGTTGGGAGTACATCAAACGAGGCGAGCTGCCCATGACCTTGCTGGGCAACAATAAGCTCGGCTTGGTAAGGCACTGGGTGGCGCTCTATGACCTAATGTTAGACTTCTCTCCACGGGAGCTCTTTGGCGACAACACAAAATTCAGCGAGACCCCAGGGGTGGTCTGGTGTAAATACGAAGAGATGGGAGGGCCACCAGAGCTAAAGGAGTCGATACAGCGCAAGCTGCAGGAGGAGATCAAGTGGTTATCGCGAGCCCGAGAAACCCTATCCAGTATAGCCATCGAGCTATACGAAGAACAGTTCGGTGCCGATGCGTACAAAACTCGCTCTCCGCTAGTGTGTCGCTGGATATTAGTGGGGGCAGCCAAAGCCACGGTGTCAATAGAACGTGCCGACCTTGCTAGGGCACTGACTAGCGGGGAGCTGGCGGCTAGCGTACAAAAGCTATGCCGCGATCTGTACGTCACCGAGGAGAAGCGTGACCGCCTAGTATCAGACGCGAAGAAGGCAACCGAGCAGTACAGGGCGGCGGAGCAGCACGCAAGAGAGATTGCCGAGCTTCTCCTGCGCTACACAGACAAGGAGCATGTCTACTGACAAAGATCGGGGCCGGAGAAATCCGGCCCCTTTCTTTTTTATCACTGATCAGCACTGACAGGGTGGATCTTCATCAATCTTATCAGAAACAGGCTTACTGAGGATCTCCCTAAGCCGAGCCATCCCTTCTGGAGAGGCCATCACGCCCGCTGCCAGGCCGTCCGAATGGCCTACAAAAATGTGACACTCTACAGCGACTGAAGTCGCGTAGCTTCTTGGGGCACGCTCGTCGCAGCCGACCACGTTTCGCCCCAAAGGCGCTGTCCGCGCCCAAGG